ACTCCATGTGAACCATGGTGATTTTAATTTAGCAGCATCACGTTCCGCTTCAAGTGCTTTTGCTTTCTCCATGATTTCTTTTTTATCTTCACTCATGCGTTTAGCTTCAGCTTCAAACTTTTCTTTGTTCTCAGGTCTCTGTGCTTCAGCAGCACTGATTTCATAAAGAACACCACGAACATTTTTTGCTTGATACCATGCCCACATATTGTTTGCTTGAATGGTATTGTTTTGAATTTTACTACTGTTTTGACCACCAATCATCGTATTGATTGCTAGAAGTGCCGCTAAAAATACAATAACGAAACCAGCTTTATCTTTGATTGCCGCTTCACGTTCACTGCGTGACGGTGCTTTTTTCTCTTCAGTCATAACACTCTCCTTTATTTGTTAGCCAATGGATTATCTAAGGCTTTCTTCAAATTATCATCAAGTTTTCTTTCTAATGCTTTCATCTTTTGTTCCACTTCACGGTCCTGATTTCTCAATTGTTGTTCAGTATTTTTAACTGCTGCTGCAACGTCCTTATTTAGTTGAATGGCTGCTGCATCTACTTGCTTTTGTGCAGCACGAATTTCTGTTTTAGCTTCAGAAATTGCTTTGTCTATTTCTCTTGCTTGTTGTTTGTTAGCCCTTTCAACTTCTTCAACAACCTTTTCCAATCTACGAAGGTCACCTCTCAAATCATTTTTTATATCACGAGTGTATTCAGCCGTTTTATTAGCACCCTCTTCAATACTTTTTTGTGCTTTGACTGTACCTTCTTCCTGGACACTCAATCTTTTATCAAACTCACTTAAATCTGGCGCAACATACTCAGCAATCTTCTTTTTCATTCCCATATAATCTTTATAAACTTCAAATGTACCATAAAGACCGCCTAATATCGATGATACTAGTGTGAATGCTACCATTAATTTTGCTGGTGTAAATTCATAACCACCGATTGAAATTACGGTGTCTTTACTTGCATATTTTTTTACTGCTGCTTCCGCCTCATCAATTTTCTTATTAACATCTTTGATTTCTTCGGCCATTTTTACCTCTGTAAGTATTGTTGGTCCACCATTTCTTGGTGTAATCTATCGCTGGCTAATTGCCTCAACGCTCTAGCATTATCTACGGTTCTTTGTCCTCTATAAATCTCTTTTGGAGTATAGAAGACTGCATCCCGAAGTACCAAACTCGCATACTGATTGAAGCCTGGAGGTTGTATTGCTATCGATGCGATATCAACACCACCAGCAACTTCATTATTTTGTGCATTTCGATTCACTGAAGATGTATTTGGTCCATCTTTTTTCTCTTCAGTATTTGATTTAGATTCTATAATAGCATTTATAGGATCCGCTTTGTTTGTTAAAAAGTTAGCCTGTGATGTTGGTGTATCAGTTATCAAACTCGCAAGTGGATTTACTACGCCTGTTTGTATACCAAACGATGAACTGGAATCATTATTATTTGTAGTTTGTAATAATGTTTGTGTAGTGATTCCTGAAGATGTACTAACACTCGCTTGATTTGTCGATAATAAATTTAATCCTGTGTTGAATTCTTGATTTTTGTTTGTTGTATGTTGTGTACTTGTAGAATTTGTTTCAACTTGATTTTGCACTGTTGGTGATAGCAGACCATTCATTTGATTCTGCACACCAGGCAATTTAAATCCGTCGGTTGCAATACTTGTTGGTGATTGAAACAATGATATAGATTGTTGTGATTTATTTTCTTTTGATGTATTTTCTTGTATTGATTGCTGTTGACTTATCATACCAATTTCTATACTTTGTCTTGTAGCTCTCGATGCAATTTGTTCAGCCTGTCTTACGGTTTGATTAGTTATCTTTTCAGTTTCAGATATAGCCGTTGTCACAGCATCCATTGTTATTTGCTGCTCTCTGATTTGATTATCTTCTATTTTAATTAGTGTATCAATTAATCTGTTGATGTCAACTAAAGGTTCTTCATATACACCTTCCTCTTTTTCAGCCATAAAAAGTTTATCATCAGATTTTGGCGGAGGAGGTGCGTCATCTTGTGATTGTTGTGGATTAAATTCAGGTGATGGTTTAAGTGTATCAGTCGTTGTCGTTGTTGATGCTAAATTTTTCTGTAACGTTTCTTGAAATTTAGGACATTCCGGGCTAAACAATGGATTTATTACACATGGATCAGGCTTATATTTTAATTGAAAATTTACATTGGTTATTTCAGGTCCATAAGGTCCTACCCAATAGTTGTTATCTTTACCTGCAAAACCAAATATAACATTTGCTAAATCATTCGGCCGTCTAAGTTTGCTCCAATTTTCACTCCATGAATAATCAGTCCATTCGTGAATAAAATTTAAACTGTAATTAAAATTTTCAATCCATTGACCAGATTTAGTATAGCCTTGAACGTAGGCTTTCAGTTCATCTTGTCTTGCATCATCCCAGTAATTACCATTTTTACTGCGCCAACTAAAAGTAAACCCTGTCGTAACTAAACCTGTTCCTGAATTAGGTAATGCTTTAGATACATTGACCACTTGATATAACTCTGTATATCCATAACTAAAATTAATACTACCATCAGGTCTTATATAAGGAGTTCCAGGACTGCAATCAGGATCACCTGGCTGCCAGCATTTTAACTCATTTACAAACTTGCCGTTTTGCCATGTAGAAACTGCCGATGTTGCAGTTTGTGTATTGTTTACTAAATTACCTGTTATATCTACTGTAGCAGTTTGCGAAAACACGGGTGCTATAAGTAGTAGCACACAAATCAAAGCAAAGAACGCTATGAAACCTTTTGTGTGCTTATAATCATAATTGAGTTTCATCTAAATGAACTTGCAGCTTGAGATGATTGTGGATCAACTTTAATTTCTTTTTCAGTCACATAATCATACTTAGGAATTTTATGTGGATTCGCTTCCCATAATGCTTTTGCTTTTTCACCAATTTGACCTTCATATGGGCATGGTGTTCCGGCAGCAAGCATTGCTTCCCAAACTCTTCTGTCTTGGCACATCGTAGCAACCGCCGCAACTTTCATACCCATATCGTAAAGTGTTTTTGAAAGTTTCAGACGTTCGCAATTCAAATCTCTTTGTGTTCCACCTAACGCCATACCTAAGAATTGTGTTTGAACTGCACCAGATGATCCAGTTGTACATAGATCAGCACCACCTCCGCTCATCATTGCCGGTGCAATTGCGGTTGGTGGTGGCTGAATCACACGTTGAGTTATGTTTGTTTCATTTATGTTTCTATTTGTCATATCTCCAGTTTGCACATTGGTATTTACGTTACTATTTGTGCTTGTACTTTGATTCACATTTGTATTATTACTTGTCGTGTTATTAATATTCCGATTTGTCATATCACCTGTTTGATTATTGTTCACGGTGCTTGTACTTGTAGAATTATTATTGTTATTATAATTCATAGTTCCCATATTTGTATTTAAATTTTCAGTCTTAGTCACGTTATTATTATTAATCGTTTGTGTTCCTGAATTTACGTTGTAATTGATATTTGTACTGTCAGATTTATTATTATTGTTATATGTCATTGTACCGCTGTTCACATTGTTATTATTATATGTCATAGTTCCTGTATTGACATTTTCATTTCTATTTGTGCTGGTCGTATTATTATTGTTATTGTAAGTCATTGTACCGCTGTTTACATTGTTATTATTGTAAGTTACAGAGCCAGCCATGTTGTTATTGTTTGTATATGTGACCGAACCTGACATCCGATTGTCATTTATGTTAGTTGCGGTGCCACTCTGTATGTTATTATTCGTATTAACGTTTGTGCTTGTATTAACATTGTTATTGTTATTGGTAGAATTGCTGTTTACGGTGCTGGTAGACGTTGCAGTTGAAGTGCTGACGCTATTGTTATTGGTTGTAACCGTACTTGTGCTATTGGATGTTGAATTTGTGTCTACCAAACTGCGGCCACCGTCATAATTTCCTTGGTCTATGAGTCCAACCGAACTTGTTGTCGTGCCGCCTTGTGTGCTTTGTGTGCTTGTTACCTGTCCATATACCAAATTCGCTAAGAGCATGGCAAAAATCATGCTTAAACTTAAGGTTAGTCTACGCATGGTTCTTCCTTTTTATTGTTGTTGTATTACCACAACATTATTTAGTATTGTGACGGAAAAACGACAGTTTGTACTTGACAATTTACTTAATGGATGTATAATGGATGTGTGGCGATTGATAAGAATCAAAGGAGTTTATATGAAATCTGATACCAGTTACACTGAAAATGGCATTAAAGTGACAATTTTACCCACTTATGCACCAAGAAAAGATGAAAAAACATTCACTGCGACTAGATATACTATCGCAAACATGGGTAGAAAACAATTCACAGTCAAATCTAAAGGATATAAGGGGCATGGTTTATCATGAATGATACAACTAAAGGTGGTATGCTTGTTTTATTTATGGCATTACTTGTTATATTAATTATATTTATTGGTTCATGGTTATCACTGTTATCTATTAACACACTATTTGGACTAAATATACCTATAACATTAGAAAATATATTAGCGGCAACATGGTTAACATTAACACTTAAGGGTATTTTTACCACCAATCTAAAGTTAGATAAGTAAATGAAAAAATTTATCGCTACCTTAGCATCCGCAATTACAATGTCTTCAGCGATTGCATCTCCTTACAATTTAGAACAGCTTGTTTCTGGTAAGGTAGTCACTGTGGAACCTTTAACTCAAACAACATATCATCGAGTTCCTCAACAATCGTGTAATGTTACAACATTTGATGGCAGATACATAGAGCAATGCAGGACTTATCAGGATCGAATTTACACTCAGCGAGTTGTAGGATATAAAGTTCAATTCGAATACAATGGTGGAATACATAACGTTGTTTTGAAAAATGATCCTGGCAGTCATGTAAGGATTAGATTAGTTACACAATTTTATGTATTGGAATAAAAATATGTTTTTTGTATACGGAGCAGAAGGCAGCAAAGCAACCGAACGTGCTGAAAATCTATTGACAATGACTGGATTTCAGTATAGACTATTCGCATTAGATAAAGATTATACGAGAGGTCAATTGCAACGATTGCGCCCTGGTACTACCGTCATTCCACATATTTACCATAATACTAAGTATGTCGGTACGGTAAAAGAATTATATGATTATCTTTATAATGAAGTGAAGGAACGTGAACATGGAGAATCAGATGGCGACACAGATAAAAAAGAATGAATACTTTTCATACTATGCAAGTGCAACGAACGAAGAGCGAAAGGAATTCAAAAACTGGCTAAAGGGTGTGATGCAAACTGAAATTGTTAACTTGACATTTAGGAAGACTGATGGTACACTACGCAATATGAAATGCACATTGTTACCAAAATTTCTACCTGAAGTGGTTGTATCGGACAAACCAAAGCGTAAAGTTTCCGAAGATACGTTAGCAGTGTTTGATTTAGAAAAAAATGAATGGCGATCCTTTAGGTATGATTCGGTGACTGAAATTAAATTTACATTGGGTAATAAGGACTAAAATCATGGCCAATCCTGGCGTGGATGTGAAGTACATTGGTGATGAACCAACGTTTCAAAATTTTGCAATGTTGGATGAATTAGATCAGCGCATTGCAATTTCAAAAGCATTCAATTGGTATTCCTACTTTTATGGTAACACTGAAGCAAAAGAATTTATTCTTACATACTCTAAGAGCATCGGTCGTACTAAAGATGAATTAAACGCAATCAAAGCATTGCCAGACTCAGCATTCAATCGCCAAGCAGGATGGATCGCACGAATGATGAATCGTGGGCTTGAACCTAACGAACGGCTCAAAACTTATTTCATTTCACATTATAAAACACTCTTAGCATCCACTAAGAAAATTGTTGTTGTTGATACTACACCATCAGCACCAATCGTGAATGTTCAACAACGGATTGCTGACAAAGCAGCAGAACACGCTGGTGAGATTGAAGGTATGTTGGATGATTTCATGCTAGACGGATGTAAAACTCCATTTAGTGTGGATGCTTATCTCAAATCAAATAATGTTACAGCAACCGTAGCAAATAAAATTTGTGAAAAGTTTATACCAAAAGCAAAAGAGATTGCTACAGCATTGACTGACAAGGAGTTGGCTGAAGGTTATTCCAACTTCACCAAAGTCCAACTCAAGCGATATCGTGATATGTTGGACGCAATTGTATCCGAATGTAACGCATTCTCTCAGCAAAACAAACCGATTCGGAAACTTCGCAAGAAGAAAGAGAAGTCTCCTGAGGTTCTTGTTGCGAAGATGAAATACATGAAAGAGCAAGGACTGTTGAAGAGTATTCCACCAGAAAAGGTAATTGGTGCAAATCAATTGTGGGTTTACAATACCAAAACAAAAGTCTTAGCCGTGTATCATTCCGACAACGCTAAGGGCTTTACCGTAAAGGGTAGCACACTCCAGAACTTTGACGAGAAACTTTCAATTGGCAAGCGTCTCCGCAAGCCTGAAAAGACACTACCAACAGTCCTTGAGAGTGGTAAGATCAAATTGCGTAAAATCATGGAAGAATTGACTACCATGCAACTGAACTTGACAGGTCGAATAAATGATGATATCATACTTCTTCGAGTGGAGAAATAATGAGATTTTTATCTGATGCTGATAGAACATATATTGAAACATGGATTCGGCACATTGAATCAGAGATGCGGTTTGGCGTAAATCTTGGTGATTATGATATCCAAAAATTAGAACGTAAAATTGAAATTCTTGAAAAGATTCTGAGAAATGATATTGATTGACTTAAATCAGGTGATGATTTCCAATCTCATGATGCAGATTGGTCAAAATAATAACCAAGTAGACGAGAATCTAATTCGACATATGGTGCTGAACAGTCTCCGAATGTACAATGTAAAATTTCGCCAAGAATATGGTGAGATGATCATTTGTGCTGATGATAAGCAATACTGGCGTAGAGATTTCTTTCCCTACTATAAAGCTGGTAGAAAGAAGAGTCGTGAAGAAAGCCCTTTAAATTGGAATCTCATCTTTGAAACACTGAACAAAGTTCGTGACGAGATCCGAGAGAATTTTCCCTATGTAGTTATACAAATACCTAAAGCAGAAGCGGATGATATCATCGGTGCATTATGCCGCAAATATGGTACAGAATTAGCGTCGGAAGGCACTGAAAAGATTTTGATTCTGTCTAGTGACAAGGATTTTTTGCAACTTCAAAAGTATGCTAATGTTTATCAATACAGTCCAATGGCAAAGAAGTTCCTTGTTGAGAAAAATCCAGAACGATTTTTACAAGAGCATATCATCCGTGGTGATACTGGTGATGGTGTGCCAAACTTTCTGTCGTGCGACAATACATTTGTCACACAGGCACGACAAAAGCCTATAACGGAGAAAAAACTAAATACGTTCATAGGCAAAGCGCCTGAAGATTTTTGTGATGAGGTGACTCTTCAGAGATATCGTCGGAATGAACAGTTGATCGATCTTTCCAAAATTCCTGACAATATTCAAGCTAGAGTTTATGAAGCATACGATTCTACACCTAAACGTGGCAAAGAGAAATTATTGAATTATTTCATCAAGCACCGTATGAAATTGATGATGGAACATATACAGGAGTTCTAATGAATATTGCAAAATGGACAGTCCATGAAATGTTAAAACACATTTCAGAGTTACCAGCTAAAGAACGTGTTAGCGCAGTTCAACAAATTTCAAAACTCAAACCAGTTCTTCGTGAAGTGTTAGGTTATACATACCACAAAAATTATAAGTTTACACTACCAGAAGGTGATCCGCCATTTAAAACAATGGACGTACCTCCTAACATGGGACTGAATCGATTACCTGCTGAACTTCGCAAGTTTAAATACTTCGTGAACAATACTGAACTTCATGCAATAAAACGTGAAAAAATTTTTATTGAAATGTTAGAAGCATTGTCGCCTGAAGAAGCGTTATTGGCTATCATGATGAAAAATAAAAAACTTACCGGTCCATACAAGAATGTAACAAGAAAACTTGTAGAGGAAGCATTGCCTGATTTATTTAGAGGAGAAGCATAGTTCCAAATGTCTAAGACAATTTCCAAAGCCAACAAATATAAGAAGTTCCGTGATTTTTATGAGGAAGACGAGGCTCCTCGCAAGTCTAAACCAAAACTCCAGGAGTCTCGAAAGCACAAAGATAAACTTCGGCACGAGTTAAAAAAAGGCAATTTCAGTGTGGTCGACGAATTCGAAGACTACCATCACGACTAAATCTGTTGTTTTTTCGCAACAACCTGTTGTTTTTATGACACGCAGTTGACTTTTTCTGTGGTGAGTGTATAATTAAACCATGATGAATGAAAAAGGAAAAGTGATGAGCAAAGTTGACTTCGTAGCAGTTGAGAATGGCATGATTGAGTTCTATGCTGGTGTTGGCAATCTGGTTGTCAAGTCGGCTGATCCAGTCGTTCTAGCCAATGCGGTGATTGCTGCTGGTGGTTTTACCAATACGCTGATGGCTTCGTCGTCGGTTGACTTTGCTGACGAGTACGGCTTTGAAAGCGTGGATGCTTTCTATGCGGTCTTCGATGAAGTTTGCGATTTAGTTCATGCTGCTGTATCCTGTGATGCATACCTTGTTGGAGCCTAATATGATTGCTGGTTTAGACAAATACCTTGATTACATCCGTGCCGACTACACGAAATGGCAGAATCTGGACACCATCACCGATCCCACTACACTTGCGATCCGTAAGGAAATGTCTGAAGAATTTTGCTCCAACATTTCTTTAGAGGTCGGTCGAAACTACATTAAAGTTTGCACTGGTCGCAAAGGCAACGGCCGTTCGGTCCACTCTTTTGTGTGCCTTCGTGACATGGGTAAATTCACCAAAGGTGACATTCTCAAAGCAGCAGGATGGAGTGCACCAGCCAAAAACTTCGCACGAGGTAATGTAATGGCTGGTAATTTTGGTACCATTTCTTGGACTGGAGCGTAATTATGATGACGGACCGTGAAGTTTTTTCTGGTATGATGATGATTTTTTGTTTGACAATCGTCCTTCTGGTGGCTGGTGTGATTTAATGCCAAACTATAAGCATTTCTGCAAGGAATGGGACTTCCTTGAAATAGACCAGGATGATCCTGAATATGAAGCATGTATATGCAACATAGATTCGGATGGTCTTGGTCCTAAGTTTATATCTGGTGATAGAGTCCTTGTAGGACCAAACGGCATGGAAGCAACAGTAATCAAGCAAGAATTGTCTTATGACGGACCAGAATCATTTTGGGGTAACGTCCAACTATTATATGATGATGGCATTAAAGGAGTGAGCAATTCATGGCAAGTGAAGAAAATTTCTTAGATGAAGATGGTTATCCTACTGAAGAAGCACTTGACAAAATTGCCGAGTGGGACTACACTGATGAAACTGGCTGGTTTGAGTTTATAAAAGAACTTTGGCATCTGAAAGATTATGGTTGGGAAGAAAAGACTGTACCTCATCCATGGAAGGAAAATACAACTGTTTATCAATATCATATCAGTACCGCTGGCTGGTCTGGTAATGAAGATATTATAAGAGCGATGACAAAAAATCATGTGCTCTGGATTATTTGTTGGGTGCAATCTCGGCGTGGTGGTCATTATATTTTTGAGAACAGGAAAATAAAGAATGAATATACCGAAATTGATTCTTGAAGGTAAAGTTGCAATTCTGATTTCACGTGGCTACGGTGCAGGTTGGTATACATGGCACTATGATAAACGATTGCTATTTGAACCAAAGATTGTAGAGATGTTGGATGATGGCGCTGATCCTCATGAAATTAAATCATACTGTGAGAAAACATATGGTGATGAACTTTATTACGGTGGAGTTGATGGATTAGAAGTTCATTGGTTACCTATAGGCACGCAGTTTAAGATTGATAATTATGATGGTGCAGAAACTTTAATAATTTCTGACGATGTGTGTTGGATTACAGCATAAGTGTTATAAATAAAATACTATGAACAAACTATCCAACAGACCCACATGCATCACAAGTTATCAAGCCGATATTACGGTTGAGAATTGCTCACGCCCATTTTGGACAGGAGCAATTATGAGGGGTTGACAAAGGAAACAAATTGTCGTAAAATCAACCCCTAGCCTCAAAAACTAGGGGTTTTGTTTTCTGTAGTAAAAAAACAACAGTGTTGACAAGCAGTATAAAGTAGCGTAGAATAGATTCTGTTGTGAGATTCAAATACGTTTGGATCGTGAAGTAAAGAGTTCCTTAAAAAATCAGTATACCAGATTCCCGGATTAGCTCAGAGGTAGAGCAGCGTCTTGATAAGGCGAAGGCGGATGGATCGTTACCATCATCCGGGACCATAGTGAAGTGCATTGCCGAACAGACAAATGGTGGCGAGCCGATGAGTAGTGCATTTCACTATGGTAACCCGACTAACTGTGATACGAGCGTCAACTGCTCGGTAGCGGTTACCATAAAGTCCGATGTGAAATGAAGGTCAAAGTTTTTCGAGACTCAATTGGCAGTGATTTTCATCTTCGGACACCATATTGAAGCACATTGAGTTGGACTTCGTACAAAGTCCAATGGGGAGTTGAAGGTAGAAGAAGCGGCCGCTCTGTCTACCACATACACTCCGAGATACCAGTGTGTTTCAATATGGTAGCAATACCAGAACACGTGGCCATCAGCGTGTATAAAGGCGGCGAGTCTTAAACGAAGTCGGTGACGGGATAGGTAGAACAGTTACTCCGAAAATGTAACGCCGGATTTTGTAACCGGCAATCATATTGAAGCATATTCTATCAGGGCAGTATTGTTCGGCGGTTTAGAGCCGTGAGTATGTTTCAATATGGTTCCTTAGTATATCGGTTAGTATAGCGGCTTGTCACGCCGCAGGGACGGGTTCGACTCCCGTAGGGACCGCCAAGTTCAATGGTGATTGTAGCACAATGGTAGTGCCCCGGATTGTGAGTCCGTAAAGTGTGAGTTCGAATCTCATCAATCACCCCAAAGTTTTGCCTTCGTCGGTTAGTGGTAAACCAACGGTTTTGTAATCCGTGACTGTCTGTTCGATTCAGACCGAAGGCACCAAAATTATACACCGTTCGTCTAGCGGTCTAGGACATCGCCCTTTCAAGGCGAAGATCACGGGTTCAAATCCCGTACGGTGTGCCAGATTATTCCGTCATTAGTTCAGCAGAATAGAACACTTGACTACGAATCAAGAGGTCGGGGGTTTGAATCCTTCATGACGGGCCAGAATTGCCGCTTTAGCTGATGTGGTCATAGCAGGCGCCTGAAGAGCGTCGGAACGTGGTTCGATCCCACGAGGCGGCACCAATGCGGGTATAACTTAGTGGTAAAGTAACTGGCTTTTAACCAGTAAACCGGAGTTCAATTCTCCGTGCCCGTACCAGATTATTCCGAAATAGCTCAGTCGGTAGAGCGACGGACTGTTAATCCGCAGGTCCCTGGTTCGAGCCCAGGTTTCGGAGCCAATTCATTGGGTACTGTTCCCTACGGCGGACTGTAAATCCGTTGCCATAATATGTAGGGTGGTCGGCAGTTAGGTTCAATTCCTTCAGTACCCACCAATATCTCGGAGTAGTTCCAATTGGCAGAACGATGGTCTCCAAAACCATATGTTGGCGGTTCGAATCCGTCCTCCGAGGCCAGATCCCCGGCCCTACGCCGGTTATCAAGTAGGCGCAATAAGACTAGCGTTAGAAGTCTTAGGTATTCATACCTGCCTCCCTTCGGGCTATTCATCCGAAAGGGTAAAACGTATGTGTGGGTCTTACCAGCCCCGAGTAGGTATGGACAGGGCAACAACTCAAATCGGGGCTTCTGGGAAGAAGTAGCCGACCGAATTTACGGGGGGTTAGTGATAACGGTAGCACAGGGGCTTTGCAAGCCTTTAGTAGGAGTTCGATTCTCCTATCCTCCACCAAATCATGTGTCGGTGGCTGAGTGGTCCAAAGCAACGGTCTGCAAAATCGTAAAGCCGCCAGTTCGAATCTGGCCCGGCACTCCACATATAAGCCCAGATGATGGAATAGGTATACATATTGGACTTAAAATTCAAGTTATGCGGGTTCAAATCCCGCTCTGGGTACCAATAACTCGGATTGGTGAAATGGTATCATTCGTGCTTTGGGAGCATGAGGCGCAAGTTCGATTCTTGCATCCGAGACCAAAAGATGTTATAATAGCCCGTGTGGTGCAATTGGTAGACACGCTTGACTTAGGATCAAGATGTTGAGGGTTCGAATCCTTCTACGGGCACCAGTATAAAGTTTATTGCGGTGAGTCAGGAGAGAAGAGGGTCTCATAAGCCTTTCTTAGGTGGTTCGAATCCACCCGCCGCAACCAGAAATGCGGGTATGGTGTTTAACGGTTAGCATGTCAGTCTTCCAAACTGAAGGTCCGAGTTCAAATCTCGATGCCCGCTCCAGCGATCTTAAGTAATTACCAATAAAATCTTAAACCTATCATATAATTGTTTATCGCAGCACCACCATGAGAGATTGTCCGTGCAGTCAGAAATATAGTTCTATTTCTATCCGATAAGTAATCGGTGAAAAAGTAACTTCCAACTAATAATGATATAAAATATAAATCAATTTTATCTGTTGAAGGATTTTTACCTAAAATTAAATTTTTTTCATAGTAACCAAGATGATACTTGTTAGGCAAATCTCTTGTTAATAGCCAATCAGCCGTCATTGCAGCGGTTGATGCAATAAAAAGATTTTTATTTTTATCGGACCAATCTT